TAAATCAGACAAAGAAAGCCAACCTGTGTAAATAATATCACTTTCTGAATTAACTGCAATCTCTACTTTATATTGTGTATCACCGCCACCTGCAAATATCATTGCATTAACCTCATCGCTAGTAAATACTCTAAGGGTGCAACTTTTACTTTTTATGGTAGTAAATTTATCTTCTGAATTATCAACAGTCTGTAAAACCACAGGAGCATCAGCCAACTCTAATTCTATAATAGAGCCATCATCTTCAGTTACATCAGTTATCTTGACATAAAAGGTCTGCTCATTCGGACTATTGTCCGTATAATCAACCTGTGTATTGACAAAACTTCCTTTGTAAAAATTAGCCATTTACTCTTAATTGACTGCGTTGTGTCCTAGCATATGCTAAAATAATATCTTGACCTCTAAGTGTTGTTCCTCTACCACTATCCCCCATTCTACCGCCCATAAATGACCCTACTGAGTTATTAGGTACTATGCCACCACTAACAGAAGGCACAAACAACTCTGGACCTCTTTCCCCTACTAGATAAGGTGTTCCTCCACTTACTGGTCCTCCCAATGCCCTACCAGGTAATGTGATACCTGAAAGTAACTTAAAGGAAGATGAGAAAGGTGTACCTGTAATAAGTGAAACCAATCCTGCAATAGCAGCGGTTTGTATTAACGCTTGCACTAGTTGTTGAATACCTTGTGCAAGTCCATCAAAGAATCCACCAATAGCATCCCCACCCTTTTCTATTGAATTAAATAAACTATCAAAGGCAGGAGCCATTGCGCCACCTACAATATCAGAGACATTTCTAAACTTACCATAAGCAACATCTAATTGCTCGTTTAGGTAGTCTAATATCTCAGGGTTTTGTATTACAGCTTGAATATTTATTGGAGGTATCTCTAATCCAAAGAATGCAAATTTGTTTTTTATCTCTGCTAGTTGCTTACTAACATCAAGATTAAAAAAGTCTATTGTTACATTAGGTACAGGGATTGCAATTCCCTCTGCTGGTACTTCTATGGGTACATCAAAGGCATCTTTAGGAATGCTAATCTTAACAGGCTCTAAGGTAACCTTTTCAGGCTTTATTTTAATATCTTGTGGTCTAATTCGTAAGTCATCAGCCAAAGCACCTTGCCTTTTAGCTATCTCTGCTAGTACCCTTTGTCTTTCTCTTTCTTGTGCAGACAATTGAGTATTTAAAGTCAATTGTTTAGTCTGCTCTTTAGTTAATAACTTAGTGACTTGCAATCTACCATCTAATCCCTGTTTTAGTCCTAAGTCAATAACTTCAGTAGTTGCTCCTTGTTTTTCTAATTCCAATATAGATGCACTAATCTCATCTAATTGTCTTGTTAGTGTTGCAACCTCTGATCTAGCAACTAAGCTAGCTGTGTATCTCTGATAGGCTTGTGTAAGATTATCAACTAATCCAGCCTCATTTTTTAAATCACCAAAATATTGAGGACTTATCTGTTGTAGTTTCTTTAAGATAGCCTCTTTTTGTCCTCTTGTAGTGTTCTCACTATTTATTAAAAGAATTAGCTTATCTACCTCTGCCCTTTCTTGACCTAACTGAGTAATTATCTGCTTTTGTGCTTCAGCTGCTTTTTTAGACTGCTCTGCTAATTCTTTACTAGCAGCACTAGCAGCAAATAGTTTATCGCCATATTTAACAAGTAAAGAGGTCACAACTGATATTCCCAAAGCAATACCAGCAGGACCTGCTAATTGTCCTAATAAGGCTTTAAAAGCACCTGTGGCTGATCCTGTGCTTGCCTTTAATGAATTAAAAGACTGAACTAATGGGTCAATGTTGTTAGCTACACCTATTATTCCAAATGGCGCATCCTGTACTATCCTACTAAAGTTAGTTAGTGTTGATGTAGCCTGACCAGTAACATTTGGTAAAGTCCTAAGTTTGGCAGAAACCTTATCAACAGAATTACTAAAAGCAGATGCCTCTCGACTCGTTTGCTCTAGTTCAGTTTGGACCTGATTAAGACCTTGAACCGCACTTGTGACATTAGCACCTATCTGTATCTGTAAACCTTCAGCCATTCTGTTTTTTTATTCGTTTCAAAGCCTCTTTCTCTCTCTTAGCTTTTAGTAAAGACCTGATTTGCTCTTGTGTCATTTCAGTCTTTTCCTCTAGCTGCCAACTATCCATAACAAACCTAGCACCATTACCCTTACCTATCAATGCCTCACAAATGAGGGCAGTCTGAAACCTCAATAAGTATGACTCAGTTTTAACCTTATCAATATACCCTTTTCGTAAGAGTATATACTCATCAAACTCTAAGTCATAAAACTCAGCAGGATTTAGGCCAATCTGATCAAAAGCCTCTGACCTTATATCATCCCAAGTTAAGGATTTGCCACTTGGGTCTCTACTTCCCCCTGCTCTTTCGGTTTATTTACCTCTACAAACTTATTGATTAAATCAGCGGCCTCTGTCTCATCTAAATCACCTACCCAGTCCTGGACTTGCTCTAAAGAAACAAAGTCATTAGACTTGATATGTTTATAGTGGCAGTTAATACCTGCATAGACAATACCGCAAATAAAATCAAATTGCTTGTTTGGTTTGCTTAATAGTTCAGTCATTAAAAGAGGGTCAGAAGAAGTGGCTTCCCCATAGTATTTAGAAAACCACATCTTTCCGACATTTAATATCCTTTCTTGACCTCCTATTGTGTGTGTGATTTGTTTCATAGTGGTTATTTATTAGCTAGCTGGTTCAGTATCGATATCTCCTTCAATCTCAATAGTCATTGTGAACTTAGCAGTCTGACCGCTTACGTTCTGCTGACCAAGAGCAGAAATCCATCCGTAGCCACCGTGATAAACTACCTCAGAAGAATCTGTTAAATGCCAATACTTTTTAGTGTTGTTGGCGTAAAGAGTTTGGAAATCATTGTAAGAAGCCTCGTTAGCATCAGGAGCCGTATCTACAACTGCATTCAAAGTGAAGCGGTTGTTTTGAGGTCCTAATACCTTTAGAGTTCCGCAGTTAGTCTCATCACTTACTACGTTGCGGCTGCCATCAAATGATCCCTCAGATTGACACACAGCCGACTTTTTTGCACCAGAGGGAGTGTCTGAATACTCGATAAACATCACACTACCACTCAAAGTTGTTGGATCTGCCATTTTGTTTTATTTAATTTTGATTTATAAAATGCTCGTATCTTTTAATCACCCTAAATACTTTTTCAGCACCATCATCCTCATATAATTCTGTCTCTGATTGAACAGTTATCTGAGTTATTTGAAAGTCTGCCAAAGTTATGCCAAAAGAATTAGGACTTAGTATTACTAGGTCATCAATCTCTTGTGCTATATCGTATGCAGTCTTACTATTGCCGATAGTTGGGAAATGTGTAAATATCTCAACTATGATAACAGCAGACCGAAAGAAAGCCGAATTATTTAACTCTGTGTCTGTTGACCCTTCTGCTCTGATTAGGACAAAGTTGCCAGTTTCAGTCACAGGTACTGCGTCTTTATAGACATTTACACTAATACCATTTAGTGTCTGATACCACTCAGTCTTTAGTTGATATAGTGCGTTTTTATATGCCATTTAATAGTGCAGTTACTCTATTTATTAATTTAGTCCTTACAGGTGCTACCTGCTTAAAAAAGAATGGTTTAGGACTGATACCATTCTTGTAGATTGAGCGAGCAATCAAAAAGGTAATTGTGTCAATATCCTTTTGTGTTTGCCTGTCTTTTCTTCGTGTCTTTACACTATAAGTTGCTCCAATTTTTTTTCTTACAACCCACTTTCTAATAGACTCAAAAAGTGTAGTCGTTCCTGATCCTTTTACCCCTTTATACTGAGCAGCAAATTCCTCTGTGCCAGGATATGGGTTATATTTTCCTTTTGTACCAAATTCTATAAAAGGTGCATAAAACTGATTTGCTGATACTTCGTAAGATAACGGACCTTTAGGCTTATAGGTTATTGACTTCAATAAGAATCCCCTATCTCCGCCCTGACCAGCCAAATCCTTTTTAGCTTGACCTACAAAGTCCATAGCAGCCGCCTCTAGTTCCGCATCCACTAAAATAGCAGTCTCTTTGCTGGCTTTAGCAATTCGGTCTTTAAGACTATCTAACCCTATGACATTTACTTTAATCAAGTTCAAATATGCTAAATGCGCTTATCTCCCAATTAAATCTCTTTTCATCAACCCTCTTTGCGTTACTTATCGCATAGGTCTGACCGAAATACTGAATCTTATACTCAGGTGTGATATTGTAGTCTCTAAAATTAATCCTAAAAACTTTACTATCACCTAAGTTAGTTTTTCCATCAGCTTGTGACCTACCTCCACCATCATCAGTTACCTCTGCCCACATTTTGTATGTAGTCTGAATAGTCTCAGTAGCATCCCCATTGGCATCAATGGTAGTTGCATACTTTAGTAACTTGATTGGTTTGGTGTTGCCTATCATCCTATCCAGTTTGCTGTTTTAAACTTACTAGCGATTACCATAGCCTCTCTACTCAATCCATCAACATTCTCATCACCTCTGTTAATGTATCTATAAGCTACCTCTTTATACATAGCATCTTTTAAACCCTTTGGGAGAACGGTATAACCAGCTTCATATTGCATAGTCATATTCTCGTAAGTAGGGTATTTCAAAACTCTACCACTTAAAGAGATATCAAAGTCATCTGTGCTTATAGAGTCACCCTCATCATCTTTTACGTTTATGATTGTATTTACTGGACCAAAAGGAATCTCAAAGTTTCCTGCAAGGTTAGTAAACTCAATCTCGTATGTCTTAGGGATAAAAGATAAGCCTGTATACTCCTCTAGTCTTTGTCTAGCTGATACAATCAAATCCTCAATAATAGCATCATCATCATTGAACTCAGATGAGATACTTTCTGATTGGTCAATAAAACCCTCTAGTCTAAGGTAATTCTTTACCTCATTAACAGTTAAAGGCTCTGTGATTCCAGACTCATTTGTCTGGTCCTCCCAATCGATTAGTAAATTGTATAACATAGACATTATTTAAAAAAAGGGGCGGGCCGAAACCCGACCCCTATCACCACATCAAACCACAGCACTAATTAGAATGATCCGTAGATGATTGCATCCGTTCTCATAATGTTGATGTCCTCAAAACACTCAACACGGGCAGTCACCAAGTTACGCTGGAAGTTATCGCTATCCTCGTAGCTAAACTCAACACGCAATCCTTCAGTCTCAACACGCTCAAGGTAGTTAGCATCGATGATTAACGCCTTATCGTTAGTAACCCAGCTAGCACCGATTACAGGTACTCCTGCGATACGAACGTTACCGTTAGCATCAATTACAAATCCACCAGGTACAGAGTAATCAGTAGGCTTAGTCTTAAGTAAGTCAGCCCATTGAGCATAAGATACCAAAGCGAAAGATGCTTCGAAGTTTGCATCTAATTGGTTTGCAATCCAGTCAACTAACTGCTCAGCATCAACAGATGCAGAAGTAGTAGTAGAACCAGTTGCAGCACTAGATACAGCTGAGAAGAAAGTACTGTTCTCTTTCTTGTAGAAATCACGGAGCAACATACGCTGCAAAGTGTTCTGTAAGAAAGGAAGTTGGAACATCATTTGCTTAGAGAAACGAGCGAAACCTGCGATGTAATCAGATACAACCTTAACTTCAGTTAGATCGTAGTCGATTTGAGATTTCAAGTTTCCTTCAGATTGAATTCCGATAGAACCTTCTGTTCCAGTCTCACGGTATGTAACATAAAGACCAGTTGGACTTACAGCAGTTGGGATAAGGTCACGCATATTGATTTTCTGCGCAGGCACTAATCCTTGACGCTGATTGTAAGTAGCAACGCCATCACCGCTTAAATTGTTACCCAAAGTCATTGTACCAACCGCTTTTAGGTCGATAGTCAACTTTGCATTTTTGTTCTTCTGAAACTCTTTGATTTCAGCTTGCTTTGCTTCAAAAGCCTCAGCCATTGACTCAGAGAATGCATCACCGAAAGACTTAGTTTTGTTGTTTACAGTCTTTGCAGCCTTCTCAGCAATCATTTGGTCAAGAGCAGCTTGATTTTTCTT